TTTATCTTCTACGATAATCGCATTGGGTTTCCATATATCGGCTTGGTCCACGGCTGCTTTCTTAAGGTCCGGGAATGCTACGCGGCGTTTCCAGGATTGCAGCAAATACCACGTAACCCCCAGACGGCCCCATGTTAGGCACACTGAGGGGTTATTGATCTCTTTGGCCTTGTTAGCGGTATCCCAGCTCTGCACGATCTCTTCGTACATATCCGGTTCCATAATTCTGTCATACCGACCGAACCAAGCCATTTTAATCCGACCACCACCCACTGGTACTGGGTTCTGCTGCTGCCACCCACTGGTACTGGGTTCTGCTGCTGTTGCGAAGAATATCCATAGCTTCCCAGGTCGATTTTGATGGCTTCGTTGGCCTCCGGAGTTACCCGATTGGCATGCAGCAGGTCTCCCGGCTCCCTCACAAGTTCCTTTCCGGTCCTTGGGAATATCACGATGGTCTTCTTTACTGCTTCTTGAGGTATTTTAACATGCTCCCAACCACCCTTCTTAAGCAAAAAACCAGTAGTATCATTGGTGTGTAACCTCTGCATCACCACGACTTCCTTGACAGTTGCGGGGTCGTTGGTACGTCCTGACCACGTTTGGGATACCCACCGGTTGGATTGATCGCGCTCTGCATCCGAGGCTGCACCTTCCGGATCCATTGGATCATCGAGAATTTTAACGTTACCACCCTCACCAGTAATCGAACCGCCTACTGAAGTGGCGATACGGTGTCCCTGTTTAGTGGTTTCAAATTTCGATTTAGTGTTCTGGGCTGCGGAGAGCAGGGTGTCTTCAAATAGTAGCTGGTACCAAGGGCTCTCGATCACTGTACGGGTATCTACCGATAAATCCTGGGATAAAGCCAGGGCGTAAGACCCACAAAGGATTTTTTCCGATGGGTCGCGGCCCAATAACCACGCTGTCCAAGCAATGGAAACGCAAATGCTTTTAAGGGAACGGGGTGGGATGTTTAGAATCAGACGTTTAATTTCACCGTAAGTAACCGCTTCTAAATACTCCGCGATCAGATCAATATGCCAGTTATGTTTATATAACGTTCCAGGGTCCACAATCGAGAAGACATACTTAATGAAAGGGGCTAATTTGGTCGTGGCCTCCCGACGTATCAACAGCTCTGCAGCTGCCTCGGCTTGACTAATATTCAATCTTCTACAACCTCGCCTTCAATCAATTCACCAACTTGACCCCCAGCAGCGATCTCAGCTAACATATCACTGGAAAGGGATTCCGCTTTAATGGTAACTTCCACTTTTTTAGTGATATCGAATTTTTCACGGTACTTCGCGGGCCGATTACCCTTGAGAAGGAACATGATAAGAGGGTCGCTATATTTTGTGACTTCACCAACCTGACCGTTTTTCCTGAACACCGGTTCCTTGACCCCTTCAAAAGCTCGACGATACGCTTCCCCTTCTAAAAGGTCCATGGCCGCATCTACAGCGATATCCCACTCCTCACAGAACTTGGTGTCACTTTTACGATGGCGGTAGGCGGTTTTTAAGGCTAATCCGGATTTATCCAGGGCTTTTTTTACAATGCCCGTGGATTCTAGGTGGGACAAGAATAATTGCTTCTTTTCTTCTATTTCAATAACGGCCAATTCTTGCATATAAAAACCCATAGATTTTTTTAAAAGTAGCATAACACATGGATATTTGTCAATGGCTCTTATCTAAAGGGTATATACATATATACCAATATATACTATCCAAAAACCAGGGTATATTTACCTTGCAATGGGGGGTATTTAAAATGTCGTAATATATTTGTGGTGTGGTAATAGTTAGGCGAACCGCGTGAGATACCTATGTTGCAATTTATGGGGGTATTAGCGTTGTTTATGTTGTGTTCCACGTTGTTGTTTCACGTTCGTCCCACTCATTAGTCCTATTTATATACCCATTACTACTAGTTATACCTATCTATTAGTATACCCTATACCCCCATTAGTCCCACTTATACGTTCCACGTCGTTGTTCCACGTTGTCCCCGGCTGGGTGTTCCACGTTGGTGTTCCACGTGCCCCCTGTCCATTTGCTCCCCTTATGCCCCCATTATCCGTGCTTATGGTTGTGTGGCCCCCTCCCCCTGTTCCACGTTCGTGTTCCACGTGCCCCCACCAGATACCATCCTACCCCCCTAGTCTATATCTCCTTGTGGGTATTGTCCGTTGTCCTGGGTTGTGCTGTACCGTACCCCCCAAATACTATCCCATGTAGATATACCATACTATACTATGTGGATATGGTCGGGGGGAGGCCCCCATGGTATAATGGGTTGTGGGTTGGGGGAGGCCCCCACCACCGGACACCCCGCCCGACGCGGGGCCAGAGACAAGAGAGGATCGACCAATGACCAAAGCAACTAAAAAAATCGAAACCACAGAAGACGACGCACCAGTAGTACGCCTGACCCCTAACCACAGCAGATACGTCCGGGGATTGGCTTCCACCGCAAGTGGCCGCGATAGCTACGACATCGCCGATAAGGTAGCAGATAGCCTCCGGGCCCACACAATCGATGAGGTATTCCAGCTGGTAGCCGATCAGATGACCAAACTGGGCGAGCCCACCAAATCCAAGGACCTCAAGGGTCGCTGGGAAGGCCGCAACCCCGGAATGCAGCGTATGAACGCAGGCAACGTCCTCCGTGGCGCAATCCGCCGGGCCAAACGCAAATCAGAAGCCAAAGCTGAGATCGCAGCCAAGGCCTAAGTCGAAACGGGAGGGGCCGCAAGGCCCCAACCGTCTGCCGATAGGGTGGCAACCCCGGCACTGAAGAGACAAGCCAAACAAGAGACAAGAGAGGCAACAAAATGAAGACAATAGCGATCATAACCCTAGGTAGCGTGGTGTGGTTTGGTTTGAGCACCGTCGCCATGATGGGCGGTTTGGTAGCATGAGCACCCAAGAGGCTGGCGACCTGCTATTCCGCCATCGCAATGCGATCAACGGCGGCCTGTTCTACGCGGCCATCCTATTCGTCCCCGTGGTTCTGCTGATCATCGGCGAGGCTTTCGGGTAAATAAGCCAAGGCCAGCCCCCGAATAGGGGGCCGGTTTTGAGGAGAACAAACATGAAGGCAACCATACAAGTCCACTACTCAATCGAAATTGAGGTTGAAGTACCAGAGGACTACACAAAAGAACAGGTCAAGGACTTCCTATCAAATGAAGCTGATAGGGGGACCGAAAACCTGACCCGCGACGATTTAGCATTATGCTGAAGATGAATCTGGCAATGAAGTGTTGAACCTCGACAATTAAGAAGGAGAACAAAATGGCGACAAACATCTTAGAAGAACTGGAAGAGGCTTTCCCCGACTGCTGGTTCAGGGCCGGGGTGGATTTTGATGGAGATGCTGCGACCATAGTTTGGTCAGGCGAGGGCAGCCAAATGCCGGACGGAAATCGAGCCTTTGATTACTACGATTTCTCGGGTCTGTATCAAATCGGGGTCCACAACGATCTTGACGGGTTTGCACAACAGCGGGGTTTCCATTGGCAGTGCCACGACCCCGGTACTTACCTTCTGTACAAGAACTAGCCGAAACGCCGTGAGGCGTCTGCCGGAACGTACCGGTACTGATGAGGCTTAAACAATGGAACACTTAACAATAGCAGAATCTCTAGGCTTGGGCCTTCTTTTCTTCGCGGTTTTTGTTGTGGGAATCGGCGTTGGTAAGGTTCAAACCGAACTCAAATACGAGGATTGATCTAATGAAACTTATGGTAACAAAAACATGGTTTACAAGCGAACTGATCGAAGTCCCAGACGACCTGACCGGGGAGGATTTGAAGAAATTTGCCCTGGAGGAAGCAGGCAAATCGGCCAACAGCGGCCACCTGTGGGAAGGAACAAAGATCGTCGATCACAAGGGAAAGGAGTTGGTCAACTACCTTGCCTGATACTACTCCATGTGGATATGGCGTCCGTACCCCCGCCATGGTACAATAGGGGTACTAGAGACTAGAGGAAAGACAGATGGAAGACTTCTACATGTGCGAATGCAATCGCTGTGGCGCTAAAATGTCGAATCACGAATTCAACAGTGGTCACGAACCTTTAAGTGACCTGCCATTTAACATCTTGAGAAAACTAGCTCAAGGCAAAATCACCGAAGAACAAGCATGGGAGGAAGCCGCCAATGCTTAAGAAAACCCAAGCCCTGCTTGAAAAAGCCACAGGGCAACCGAAGACGATCGAGGAAACCGAATGGTGGTTGGCATATCGACAATCCGAAACGATGCGGGAATACACCGGCAAGGACGTTGCTTACCTCATCCAGACCTACATCAAACATGGAATCTCGTATGAGAGCCTACAGGACGATTTGTTCACTGAAATCGAAGAAGCCAAAGAAGACGGCGCGTGGGTAGGCGATGAAGAAAACAAGGACAAAGATCGACAAATAGTGGAGGCCGACACCTTAGAAGAGGTGCAGGACCTTCTGCCGATGATCCTCAAACCACAGGCGGACTGAACATGAAGACAAATACTTACGAAGTCAAACTATCAGCCGATCAGCACGATTTGGTTATCAAAGCCCTGAGTCAAATACCGACTGGGGAGGCCCGTGATTTGGGTGACCTGTTTGAAAAGGCTAAATCGCATGATGTTTTGAATGATTTCACAGCCTGAGGATTTGACGAGCGACGCTTGACGGCCACCCCCTGCCGTGGTATAATGGGGGTTAGAGACTAGAGAGGAAAACAAGATGGACGATCTTTTGAAAAGCTTAACCACCGAGCAGTTGAAGCAAATCCTGGTTAATAGTGGCTACAACTGCGAAGAAATCACTGACAGTCGTTTTGTCAGCAAGACCATTCGCAACACCTACGTTTACACAATCGCGGCCCCTGACATCGAGGGTTTTGGTGGTGTTTACGTTAAATTTGAAAACAACGTTCTGGAGGCAGACTTCTAATGGAAACAATGGATGAACGGATGGCCAAACACGGCTTCAGCCCTGAATCTAGCGGCGGTGGCTGCATGTGGTATATTAAGAAGGTGTTCGGGGATACTTTAACCCTAATCATCACAGACACGGACGGGATGC